TGGAAGTTGTAATGCTTGCGAACAATGGACAAATGAAGGTCCTTATCAAATTGCCTATCCCTGCCCAACCATTCAGGCTATTGAGAAGGGATTGAAATGATTACATACCCACATATCAAGCAAGCACCAAAGGTGCTGATACATATTCTGGCAAAGGATAAAGAAAAGATCCTGCCTGAATGGCTTAAACAAAACCTAGACAACATAGACTACCCACGCGACAGGATCTATCTATACTTTAGAACCAATAACAATAACGATGCAACTGCGAATGTTATCCACAGTTGGATAGATGATCAGCAAGTGCGTCGTGAAAGCCCATTTACCTATGAAAGCGACAGATCATTGTATGAGTGGGCTTCAATTGAAGTAGATGATTCCGACATAGCCACGCCTGTTCAAGACTTTGGCGTACATGAATGGAATCCAACTCGGTTTAAGGCGCTGGGAGCGCTTCGCCAGGAAGGCATAGATAAGGCACGCTTCTGGGAGACAGACTTTTACTACACCTGCGACGTGGACAACTTTGTATTACCCCACACGCTTAAGAAACTAGTATCATATAATCAACCAGTGGTGGCACCCCTTATCCGCTACGCTTTAGGGAAAGAGGAACATAAGCCTTATGCCAACTACCACAACATTGCAAACCCATTTGGTTACTACCAAGATAACTTCGCGTATTATCGTATCCTTAACGGCGAAGTCAGAGGGCTTATCAAGTGTGACGTCGTTCACTGTACATATCTCATCCGTAAAGACACACTCCCAAAGATCAAGTATGTTGATGGAACAGATGACTACGAATATGTTATCTTCAGTAGAAGACTACGCGAACTTGGCATTACCCAATGGCTAGATAACACAGAACTGTATGGCTATCTCACGTTAGATGAAGACGTGGATGCTTGTATAGAATGGATGAACAAACTAAGGTCTGCCGCTCGCTAACCCTTCCAGGCTTGAAGCGGCAAACAGAAAGCCCGTCTCGGAGATTTATCCGCGGCGGGCTTTTTGTATTGCCAACTTCCCCTTTGGCAAACTTATCTCTTAGGATTATCGGTGCTATAAAAGCCCGATGCATTAAACCTAACAGGCGGTGCTGAGTATACTCTGTTCATAGGCGTATCACAACATATCGGATCCGATGCCTCGGCGTGAATGCTACGCTCTACCTCATATTGCGTGGCGCACTTGGTGCATCTGTATTCATAACTAGGCATTACTTAGTCCAAATCTCAAAGCCAATGTACCAACGCACGGCATTCATCATAAACGCACGATCATGTGGGTCATAGTCAATACCAAAACCCCAGTAACTTGTTACGCCATGAAAGAATACTATCTTCATTTATCCCACCTAATTACTATCTCATAGCCTAGTTCATAGGCAAACTCTTGTGCTTCTAGGAAAGTAACCTTCTCAAACATAGCCCACGCCAAATCTTCAAGGGTTAATTCCTTTGGTCTTGCCCAAGGTTTACGCTTCATCTATTACTCCCAACTTACATTCATCTACACAGTTCCATATTAGTTCATAGTATGAATGACCCAGTGACTTGCGTATCTCAGTATAGCAGTCTGGATGGTGGACTGGCTTCTCATACGTCATCTTCTGGCACCTCTGCTGTGAATGGTGACTGCCCACCTAGATGGTTGTTAAGCCTACGCAAAGCACCATCCACCTTGCGGTGTGCGGTGGTGTCGCTGACTTCCAATTCCTCTGCTATCTGGCTAAAGGTAAGTTGATGCTCAAACTTTAACTGCAAAACATCCCGATCCATCTCATCCAACTTGGCTAACGCCTTGCGAATGTCTAGCAATTGCACAACATAGTTGCCACCTTCAGCGGGATTGCCACCACCAGATACACGTGGCTTGGTAGCGTCGCGTGTTTCAACGACGTCCGACCACACGAACGGAAGTAATTCCGAGAGTGTGATGGGTGAGTAGTAAGCCTCATCTTCAATGGCATAGCCCAGAGATTGCGCCTTGCGCTTGCGACAGTAACGATCCGCGTGCCTAGATAAAGTCTTACCCAATTGCTTAACGCCACCCTTGTATTCCTCGGATGATTGTTCATGGTTAAGCCACTGCTGAACCTTTTTATCGCGGCGCAATACCCAGACCATTAACTCTTGACGCACATCAGACACGTCAAAATAAGTGTGATACTTTCTATGAACAGTGCGGGCTACCTGTGTCGCAATGTCGGCTGCTTCTTCTACCCAGTTATCCATAAATCGTCTCAGGTGGCTTAAGGTATTGTTGTTGTACTGCAAAGACTGGCGCACGCATACTTGTGTTATAGAACTGTTGTGTCTGTGCCTCATAGCCATACATCCAGCCATGAATACAGGCGGTATAGTGGGTAGGCAAGGTTACTAAAAGGTACTTACGAGATGGATCATCATCATGATTAATAAGTAATTTACCAGTGGAATAGGCAGTTGTGCGTACTTCAAATTCTCCAACATCGCCCATCTTACGTTCTTCAAACAAAGCAAATGGATATTTATCCTGCCATCTAGCAATGGCAATCTCACCTAAGCAACCGCTAATCTCACGTGCTACTTGCTCAACCCATGTAGGAGCATGGCCTTGAGATGCGTCATTACCTTTTGCCCTGTTGTAATTAAAGCGAGCAACTGCTTCAATCGTGGCAAAAGATAAGTCGCCATGAGACATTTTAATTTCAATCATTTTTAGGCCAGGTGCCTCTTTCAACCATCAGCGCGATAACTGCGTAGTTAGCCATGTCTTTGAACGAGTCTTGAATTGACTCATGGTTCGGGACGTTTTTGTTTTTGTAAAGATTCTTGAGACGTTCAAACTTATCGCCAATGCGTACAAGAAGACCGTTGATAGGCCCACCAAAAGCGTTATTAACATTACCTGGACCATAGTCCGACTGCTTCGTAATAAGGAGATTACCAATTTCATCCATCACTTCCCAGACTGCGGATGCAAAGGTGGGATTTGAATTGTGATTTGATTTGGGTTTTGAATCTTCACTATGTTGAATCCCAAATCGGTCAATAACTTTAACGCTATTTCCATATCCTCGCTCACTCATTCTCTCCCCCTAGATCGTCGTTAAATTGCCCTCTAAAATAATAGTTTTTATCTGTTTCATTTAGTTCATAACAGTATACCACACGCTTACCATTGGTAAGACGCTGAACCATTTCAATCTGATCCAACACCCAAAAAATTTCTGGCACTTGTGCGCCATCCTTTGGCCCATACATAAAGGTGGGCATTCACTTGGCTTCCTGAATAAGATTAACTGTTATCTTTCCGCCAGTAAATGAATCATACTTGCTGGCAATTTGCAGCGCCTTTGTAATAATCTTGCGAGCCTTAACTGGATCATCAATCAACGTCCCACCACCCAGCGCAGTCATGGCACCAAGAGCGAACTTCTCGCCACTGCCTGCTACATAAAGATTGTCGGCGTTACGCTCCCATGAATAGTCCTCATTGATGCAATAAATTTTACCTTTGACTGCCACAATAATAATGTTGTCATGCTCAACGGCTGAGTCAGCCTTGCTAAATTCATAGCCCGCATCCAAGAAAGATCTACGAATTGCTGGAATGAGTTGCCTAGTAACGTACTTATCTATGTCTTTACCATTAGGTACTGGCGGGATAAAATCATGTTCAAGAATGTTAATACCGCGTACTGACCCAGCCATAGCAAATACAAGATTGTTATTTTTAAATACTTTGCCATTGGGTATGTTGATACTAAAGCCATCCTCGCTAGAGGATTGAGAATCAGCCCCGATCATGACCCAGTCTGGGCCTTCAATCGCGGCTATAGTTGTCATGCCTTTATTCTATCATAGAACCATTCAACGCCTTGGTTAAGAAACACTTCATTGACGTCTTGATTATCAGGCAACATAACTACAGTTGCTTTGTCTAAGTCTTCCTTTATTCTTTTAGCAAGTTCTTGGCCAGGGTTACGCCCGTCCTCTTTAACATCATTGTCTGCAAATATAAGAATACGCGTGTAGCCTTCAAATAACTTTGGGAACCAAGGCTTCCATTGAGATACTCCCGCAACACCGACAGATGGTATGCCCACGATGCCCGAAAGAATAATCGTATCAATCTCTCCTTCGCAAATGGCAATAACGTCAGAGTATATGTGAAGATCATTAACGTTAAATAGCCCGACCTTTTGACCAGTTGGATAAAGGTATTTCGGAGTGCCATCATCTATCGTCCTAAACTTCATTCCCACTACACCAGTCGGCGTAAAGTACGGAATACTTAATCTGCCAGTGGAATGTTCATGCCCAGCACTAGGCTCCACGACGCTTCCAAGAAGGTACTTGCTTGCTATCTCCTTGGTTATGCCGCGTGCCTCTAGGTAGGAGAGAGCCTG